CTTGCATCGCCACTCTCAGGCCCGTCATTACCACCCCCATTCGATCCAGGAACAGGGTTAAGTCCCGCAATGTTCGCACCGTAGTTCGGGCGAGTGAGGAGNGNTCTCGTTTCNNAAAGATCGACCGCTCTAACGATTTTCTAGCGGTCGCGGAGCGTGTTAACGGTCGCGCGGCCATGATTGGNTTCACCTCCGCGGTGGTCGATGAGATCATGACTGGTAACCCTATCAGCGCACAGTTCCATGATAACATCGGACTCTCCATCGCCGTCGCATCCTTGGTTTTCCTCGGCACGGCCGCTAACCCAGAGGATGAGGGATACGTCCAGGGACCATGGAAGCCCGAGACCGAACTCGTGAACGGTCGACTCGCGATGATCGGAATTCTATCACTTCTACTCACCGAGTCTCTTCATCCACAGGTCCCCTTATTTTAATGCTTAAAAAAATAAAACCGTAGTATAATATAAAACATGTCAGGTGGAATTGCGCAATTAGTGGCAATTGGAGCCCAGGATGCCCATATCGTTGGCCGACCCGAGGTCTCATTTTTCCGTTCTACATACAAACGTCATACAAATTTTGCTCAGACCGTTGAGAAGCAGGTTATCCAGGGTAACCCCGTCGCGAACGGTATGTCCACTGTCCGTTTCGAGCGCAAGGGAGACCTTCTCGGGTACGTGTACATCACCAACCGCAACACCCCCACTGATCGTACTCCCACGGGATGGGAGACTGAAATCGCCAAGGTTGAGCTGTTAGTGGGAGGTCAAGTTATTGACACGCACGATTCCGTCTTTTCTCAGCGTCTCGCCCCCCTTCTTCTCGGTCAGACGTACTCCAAGTCGCACAAGGCCCTGGGCAATGGTGGGAACTCTACCAAGATTTATCCTTTGCGATTCTCTTTCTGTGAGAACGCACAGTCTGCCCTTCCTTTAGTGGCCTTGCAATATCACGATGTGGAGCTTCGAATCACGTGGGGTACTAGTCTCGCCAGCGATGCGTACGAGGTTCACGCTCAGTTCGTCTACCTCGATACTGATGAGCGTACGACTCTCGCGGCGACCCCTCAGAACATGCTCATCACCCAGACGCAGAAGGCTATTAAGTCTGAATCCGCTGTCCAGGAGCTTTCGTTCAACCACCCCATCAAGTTCCTCTGCTCGTACCGCACCGATGCCGCGGATTTCGTCGGTACCGCCGAAGCTAAGACGAAGCTTCAGATCAACGGTACCGATGTTGGTGATTCCAAGCTCGCGAACCCGCATTACACCTCTGGTTCTCTCTATTACCATACCCCGTTCGCTGATTTTTTAACCACGAACAACGACCATTTCCTCTACCCTTTCTGCCTGGACACCGCCAAGCTCCAACCTACCGGCGAGCTTAACTTTTCCCGTGTTGACTCGGCTCGTCTCGTGACGGATAAAGGTACCTTCAAGTCTGACATTTACGCGGTCGGTTACAATATTTTGCGTATAGAGCAAGGCATGGGCGGATTAATGTATTCCAACTAAATTCCCATATAATATTAAATGTGGGTATTCCTTTTTCTCATAATTTTCGTTTTTATGATCACCTACGATCCTAAATCCGGAACACTTAATAAATATATTCCAGTCGACAATGCTCCGTGCAAGGATGCACATTATCAGGAGATCCAATTTGGACAACACGGATACCCGTGTCCAGAAGGTGAAAGCTCTAAAATGGGCGCTATTGTATCTACTTAAAAACAAAACACATTCTTAAATCACACATGTTGTTCGGTCTCGATCGTGATACGGCNATNATTACNGCCGTCGTTATTTGCGTTGTCGCAACGGCTTATTTATACAGGGAACTCAAGAAATCCAGAGAAGAAATTGATCAGGTTAAGAGTTTTATCGAGCGTGAAGTTGAAGAGTCGCAGGCGTACATGAACGCCGCGGCCGCCTCGAGTATGATGCCTCCACCAGAGACACCTTCTCAAAAGATCGAGGTCATGGAGGAGGAACCATCTATGGTTCCCGAAAAGCGCATCACGCGTTCGAGTGAGATGATTCAGCCTCAATAATCTTGTCAGGTGATTATAGAGGCTAATGTGCAATGAAAAAACATAAAGCTATTGCGATTCCTGTTACGTTTGCTGGCGAAACCCCCCGGTTTCTAACGGTGAGAGATAAAAGATTTAAAGAGTGGATTTTTGTCACGGGTGGATGCAGGCGACGGGAAATATTTTGCCCTTTACGATGTGCACTAAGAGAATTAGAAGAAGAGACGAGAGGAGTCGTTTCGCTAAAAAATGGTGAGTATACGAGTTATTCGTTTAACGTTAAAGANGAGCCCGATGTAGAGCTAGAATACACGGTNTTCGTATTCTTCNTNGACTANCCTAAAGCGGAACAACTCGAACTCGTTCGCCGCTTTAATGAAGAGAAATACAAAATGCATACAAAAAAGATACACATGAAACGTACATACGATGAAAATGATTTTATGAGTTTCGACACTTTAGCAGAATTTAATCAGCGTAGACGTTGGGAACGAATAGTGACTAACGTGTTAGAAAATCCGGAGTTTTATGCATGCGTGACTTCTCTTAATAGAAAAACCTTCTCTATAAAATAATGAAGTCGAAGAACTACATCCTTCAGCAAATCAANGAAGTACTCATAGATAGGAAAGCTTACAGTGAAAGTAGGGCTGATAAATATCTCGAAGAAGTTAAGGATAAGACGGTATACGAACTCATGGTCTTAAAGAAAGAATTGAATATGGAGAAAGAAGAGTTGAGAGATGTTTCTTGGAGAAGTTCCGTCTGGCGTGAAGAAGAGTATTAAAAAAGTAAGTATATAATCAAGTAAGTATGTTTAGATCTTGGTGTCAAAAACAAGGGTTTACCTTTAAGGAGGGCTCCAATCTATCACATGTGCTCATGGACGGTGGTCGTCTATCTGTTCCTTTTGATAGGTTGAATGATTTTTACGTTATGTACGTAAAATGTATAACGGAAGGTGAAAAGTTATTTGTCGTNGAACAAAAAACGGATACGTTTAATTTTTTCGTGGATCTGGATTACAAGGACACNGAACAATTATCCTTCGAAAGGTTGGAAGAATATGTTCGAACGATTTGTGACCGAGTGACGCATTATGGTGGAAAAGATGTACTCATATCTGTAGCTGAACCTAAACCTTCGCGAGATAAAATCAAATACGGAATTCATATGAACTGGCCCAATTTCGTAGTTGATCACGGATCGGCTATGGCTCTTCATTCACATATCTCATCGTCTTTGTCTTTACTGTTTCCCGGAAAACCGTGGGACGATATAGTAGATACCGCTGTGTATGGTGGTGGGAGACGTAATGTAAAAGGGAGTGGATTTCGTATGCCGTGGTCTCATAAAAAGGCTAAACACGATGCATGCGAAGGGCGTGGATGTGCGTCATGTGATAAAGGCAAGATAATCGAAGGCGAATATCGACCCGTCTTCATGTACTCACACAAAAATTCTTCACTCTCTCATATCCACGATCAAAAGCCGAGTCTAGAGATTATGCAAATGGCAACTCTTCGAACAGAAGTGACTACACCCGTCGTCGTGCAGGGCTCGACGCGTATGGAAGGTGGTTTTACCTTACGCGAAACGAAGAATGTCTTCTCAGATGAAAAGATCATACAAGATATTGAAGCGTTCGTACAAAAAAACTTACAGGGTCAGGAAACGGCGCAAATAACGAAAGTGTACGAAGATAAGAATAATTACCTCGTATCTACCAACTCTAAATACTGTGAAAATATGCAGAGATCACATGCATCGAATCATGTATGGTTTAGAATCGAGGGTCATACGATCGCACAAAGATGTTTTTGTACGTGTGAAACTATGCGAGGTAGACGGTTCGGGTTTTGTAAAGATTTTTACGGACGGAAACACCGTTTACCAGACACAGTTTTTAGAGAATTGTATAAAGATGGATACAAAGCATCATTATACGATACACCNCAGTTAATGTGTCAGGTTTGTCCCGAAGTAAAGAAAGAGGATACAGTAAAAGGCGTCAACATGTTACAAACCTTCATCAATAAAAATATGACGAATACACCCNTGACTGTAAAGAGTGTGACGAAAAAATCAAAATTTCAGCGTATAGTCTACACGGATTTAAAGTGTACGAAGTGTAATTCTACGGATACGCAGTTCAAAATCACAAAGAATAGGATCGCACAGACCTGTTCGTGCAG